GGAAGTATGGGGTTTGAGATCTTTCGACCCAAATCATACTCGAGGCCTCCATACTGTCACCGTGCAGGTAGTCGTGCCAAGCTGAGAATTTCTCAGCCGAGTCGACCGCGTGCCCAGTGAAGTACAGAAAGGCCGCGTAGTCGAACGGAAGTTCCGTTCGGTCTATCACCTTCCCAGCTTTATACGTCGCAAACCGGTACCCGCCCCACGTGCGATTTTTTGGTCGCATACGCGGGTGGGCTCCCAGCATATGTCCGTCACCATAGCCGTCAGGGCCGTAGGTGCGGAACCGCTTAGGGATGTATCCGGCAACGATCGAACATAGTCCTGATTCTTGCTTCCTATAGAAGAAGTTATGCAGGCGAAACAGCTCTTTTATGGAGAGCAGGCCGTCTACATAGCAGGGACGTATGTCGAACCCTTGGAAGAAATCTCCACCACATGACTCCCGAAAGGGACCGCTCGAGAACGACTTTTCACGATTTACTGTGAAGCCGCACATCGAGAGGGCTGTAACAACAGCGTCATAATCCTCGGCTGGAACGATGATATCGTCCCCGTAGACACTGACTCTCCCTTGAGTGGCACAGGATGCCACGCAGTAGAAGATAAGTGACTCGAGCTCGAAGGTGAACCCGTTGCCCATTGAACTGAATTTCTGGAGGTAGGTTACCCTACCCCCATTGTTCAGGTAATGGGTTCGCAGGTCATCGAGGAGGACCCACCAATGGTGGGGGAGGAGATCGGCTACCAACTCTCTCGAGATAGTATCCGATGCGCTCGACAGGTCAATTGTGGCGTAAGCCCCAGTGACGCTACCCTCGCGGGCAAGTCTCTGGTTCACGGACTGATCCCTTAAATTCACACCTACCCGTAGGAGACGTTGGCGGATAAACCGACCGACGCCTTTCTGCAGGAAAGTGTTAATGAGGGGTTCGACCATGATACAACGGTCTGTCTTCGCATTCTTTGGCACGGTAGTGACTTTTCCGAAATCACAGGTGACAGTCTCAGAGAGCATGTCCCAGTGCGGAAAAGTAGCCTGAAGAAATGGAACATACTTCAAGGCGGCACTCGTGCAGGTCGGGCGAGAGGCTAGTTTGCGTCGGACGGAAGTCATTCCGGAAACCCCGACATTAGCCCCTGGTCCGAATCCGAAGTCCAACTCGTCGAGGGATGGACAATCGCCTAAAACCGACGCAATTTTCTGCTGGACCCGAAATAGGAATCCAGCATCGTAGCCGATAGGCTGCGAGCGACGGCGGAAGCGAGCGTTCATCTCCCTACAATGGATCTCGGTCTCGTCGAACTTGGCAAGTGCCACCTGTCGGGTATTCACCCCTAAGGGAACCGACAAGTTTTTTGAAAAGAAGGCTCCGATCTGGCGCTGACACCGAACCTGGTCAATTCCAGAGGATGACATGTAGTCAACTCTAAGATCAACCAGGCTAGTAACGTCAACGCTGTCAGGAGCTTCCTCACCAAATGCACGATGCCAAAGCTCTCCGGTAAGGTGCGTCAGAATACGAAGCGACTTCTCGCGAGAGAAAGGCGTTTCGAAACGAAGTGAAACATTACGTTTCTTCTGTTGCATCGCGTACTACGCCCTTAATACGGCTTTTCGAGGGTGTCAACCGCTGACAGAACTTGGGTGTTCGTCAGCAAGTTCTTCGCCAGAACCCGAAGGTTTTTCCGCTGCTCGGACGTACTACGTACGGGCAGAAGGAATTCGAGGTTCGCTTGAAGGTAGTACGCCACTTTGGGCGGTGCTTCATAGCCGCCCGGGGTGCTTCCGGCCAGGGTTTCGAGGATCGGAACTCTGAGAGTCACGACGACCTTGTTGATGGTTTGGCTTTGGCCTTTCAGCGTGAGGATCACCTCGTTCTCGCCCACGTTCGGTGTGCCTGCTACGCCGTTTTCGCGGTAAGTAGCAGGGGACACTTGGATGGGGTTGAACACGTGGCTCACGGGAGTGGCCTGGCCATCATCAACAGTAATGGGTGCGATCGCAGCCATTGGGTACCTCAGGAAGAGAGTTAGGGGCTAAGCCCACGTTAAGAGTCTGGCGAGCGAACTGCTTCACGAAGACTTCGAATGACTTTGCGCTTCTCATGAAAAGATAACTTCTGGAAGTCCTCCTCGGTTACTGGTATATCCAGGCCGTGGCGGGTTGCCAGTTCCGAATAATTGCGGAATTCAGAGAGAAGTACGCGGTCGTTGAAGTCATCGCTAGCCATGCTGCTATCCTCTAGTTGAAGGAGCTCAGCTCACCGTTTAATCAGGGAACTCAATCCCTGATGCGCGAGAGCGAAAGCATCCGTGACTTGTCGGAGACTAAGGTCCATAACAGACCCCGTCTTTTTAAAGGGGTTACCGACAAGGATTGTAGGTAGTGATGAGTACACACGACGTGACATGTACGTCCTATAGATGGCATGCACACCCGAAGACACAAAGATCTTCGAGGTGGGTGCCGTCGACAGGGGGTCACCGGGGTGATACCAGAGGGACGCGTCAACTCGGAAAGTTTCCGTGCGGACGTAGGACCCAACTGGGACAACCCTAGTGGCATGGAGAGCCTCGAGAGAATCCCCAATGGGGACGAACCAATCCACTACGAAGCTGAAGGGAACGAGTTCCCAGGCTATCGTGAACGGGTCGGCGAGGCCTAGCCTTTCGGGCCAGGTGATCTCGGTGCTCGACAAACGTACAAGGTGCCTGACAATAAGATCGCTCCGTCGAACCTCAGGCTGGCGAAATCCCGAAGATAGGGAATTGGTACAAGTACCTAACACCTTCTTCGAGGTTCGCACGCTCGGAGTTCCGATTCGGGGCGTCAACAACTCAGAAGCCGCGAAGATATCACCCACAAGTGGGATCCATCCGTAGCGGAGTTCGAGGTACGCTCCAGACATGTCGCCAGAATCCAATCGGCGTTTCGCCCCTCGAGAGGGACGAACGCCAAGGGACCTGGCAGCGGCTGGAAGGTCACCCCGTCTGAGTGATCGGGCACATGTTGCGAGCTGGGTAAGCCTCCCGGATATCATCCGAAGAGATTCCCCCGACTCTGCAGCAGAAACAGCGGCGTTAAACTCATTCGACCGCCATTTCTCCAAGATCTTCCCATAGGCTTCAGCGTCATCGGGAGTCACAGGTCTGGGGGCACTCACGAGGAGTGCATATTTACCCATGTTTGTATTCTCAATGACACTGGAGTTGTAGGGCTTCACGCGGATATCTGACCGATACTCGTACAAGTACGTAGCATCGTAAGAGTTCTCGCGATAGATCCCCAGAGACCTCATGCCAGCCGGAGTATCCAACCCGGAGGTCGCAATTGACCTCTTGGTGAACCCTCCGTACTGAAATGAGTTCTGGACTGATAAGTTCTTGGTCGTCATGGTAATCCTCAACTAGACGCTGCCCGG